ATTATACATCATACGTGAAAAATGCAAATGACAAATGGTATCATTATAATGATAGTTCTGTCACCGAACAACTTCAACTTCAGCAAATAATTTCGTCAAAAGCGTATTGTTTTTTCTATAGAAAAATAAGAATAAAATAAATATTAGATTTATATATAATATAAATGTCAGCTTTTGGAACTGCGAAAATGCCGACGACAAGCCTAAATGTAGGTTTCCCATCAGCATTCAGTTCTGCTTACGCAAGATTTGGAAGCCCTAAAATGTTCGCACCCGAGCAGAGTCTTATGGCTCTTAATAATACGGAAGGGCAAGACTTCCAAGCCCTTTGGCATCAGCAGAAGATGAGGGACGCAAATCATATGGCTGGAGCTAAAGTTAGGGCTACACATTCCGCTCAAGCTAAGTCCTTTTCTTCCCCCCACGGATACTTTGAACACCCCAGACCAGTCCTTGGTCAGAGAAAGTTCGCAAACGCTTCTATGGGTTCTCTATACACACATACGACCCGTGAAGACCAAGCTTCCACTCACGCTCCTTGGGTAGAAGTTGATAATCGTTCTAATCCCTATGAAACCCATTTACGCTCTGGTGGAAGCATTTGCGGGAATCATTTGGTTGGTGGTGTGCTTAGAACATCTGCTGGACAACGACACGGCAAAGCTACTCTTGATGCTCGTGTAGCACAACTTAATGCTATTCAAGAAGCCAAACAGAACTTCCTATCTCAAGGCATTTCCGCACAACTTAATGCTAATGCCTTTGCGGGTGCTGCCCCTTCTGAAGATGCCCTTCTTTCCGCTTCTCCTCTTGTTGAACTAGCTAATCTACTACAAACCATTAAAGACTCGCTTATTAAGGGCGACCCAGATATGCCCTCTAGAGATACTTTCTCTGACTTTTCTAGGGCCTTCCCTCTTATCGTGAGAATGGCTACTAATAACCCCCCAGCAGATATTGCTAATGTCCTACAGTTCGTTGAAGGGACTACCTCTGGAGATGGCATTAAACAGTTGTTAGAAGACAAACTACAAACCTATCTGGAAGATGGGTATGATGCCGAGCAAGATATGAATGCCGATGCCTTTGTTTCTCGCCTACAAGCTCAGCTTGAATGGTGGGGTAGGATTGAAAGGTATTTGAAAGAAATGCTTAAAATCTCAGAAGAACCAGCTAGAACCAGACAAAACGCTTCTAATGCCCTTATTAAATCTGTTGGGTTTGCTAAACTACAGAGGGATATTAATACTACTTATAAAACGGGTATTGTCCCAGAGAATACATTTATTGATACTACTGGCCACATCAATAATCCTCAGAATGCTCAGAGGGCTTTGGACGCACCAGCTAGGGCTGGACGCTCTGGGGCTTTTATTAACCCCGCATTTGTATTTACTCCCTCTAGTCGCAGAAGGGAAGATACTCAACACGGCTTTATCGGCACGGGTGGAGCAGAGTTCGATACTTCAACTCAGAATGCCTATGCCTATGGCTCTGGGGAATACCAAGATAATACTGGAGGCCGTCCTCGTGCTTGGGCTGGAACTGAGGTTCTTGCCGAGTATGGACAAGCTCCAGAAGAGGAAGCTACTATTGGACTAAACGAACAAGAAGAAACAGAAAATCAACAACTTTATAGGACAGTTGTTCCTAAAGAAGTAAGAGATGCTATTGACAAACTAGCAGACGATTGGGATAATGCTTCTGAGGAAGATAGACCAGCTATTGAAGAAGAAAGAGAAAGGAGAATACTAATGGCCAAGGATATAATAGATGCTCACGTTAGGCAGAAGGGGAGACAAGGAATGGCACGTTTAACTTCTCATTATGACCCAAAAACTGAGGGGTTTAACATCAGAGGAGAAGAGTCTGAATCTGATGAAGAGGAAGAGAAAGAACTAGCACCAGCACCAAAGAAAGCCCCTCAGTCAAAATCTAAGAAGCCATACACATCAGCCGATGTCCCAAGAGATATGCCCGGTCTTATTGAGTTTATTAAAAGCGTCAAAGAACGATTCCCCAGCTATTCACAAAGGATATACCAAGGAAGTAAGCCCCGCTCTGTTCGTATCAATACTATCTCCCTCTTAGAAAAAGCTGGGCTATTATAGATGAGTCTAATACTTAGTAAAGAATATCCTTCACAGTATCCAAATGATGCCGTTAAGGTTCTTAATGCTATGTCATTCTCTGATGGGAAACATATTCAAATAGTCGGCTCTCAAAGCCTACGGTCGCAACAATATGCCGGTGATTATGACGCTATGGAAATAGTTGAAGTTCATATGCCCCTTAAAGACGCATTAAACGCCCTTGTTAAGAGATTCCAAGGCATTATTAAACGCCTTTCTAAAATGAAAGGAGTTTATATTGGAGACATTAAGTCTGGAAGTATTGAAGATTGGAAGGCAACCAAACAATCCATTCATCATCTAGAAAAGGCTAAAATCATTTCCCAAAAAGAAGCTATTGAAGCTCATAAACTTCTTAAAGATACTAGCCCAGTCGGCAAACTAAAATCAGCTAAAGAGCTAAAGTTTCATATTATACGCTGGACTCCCAAACAAATATTAGCTGGAAAACAAACTCTCCGAGATGGACGCACTTTCACTCTACAAGAGGCAATCTCTTCGCCCACTATTACAAAGCTAGACGTTATTGCCCTAGTTCAAAATAAATACACAGATTTCTCGTGTATATACGAGTTTCATAATAATGGACAACCTCTCAATCCAGCTATTATTGACCCAGAATCAGCACTCAAAGACGATATTAAACTCTTAGAGGCAGAAGGCAATAGATTCAAAGTCATTAAACGCAAGTTCTCTCTTGCTAAACTTCTGGACAATAAAAAAGACCTACAACGATTCCACAACATTATTAACTCTGAAGCTGGAAAACTCTATGTAGTATATTCAGATGTTAAGACGTTGGGCGACTTACTTGAGTCATATTCTATTCCCCAACACAGAGTTATGGAAGCCATCTCCGGATTCAAACATAGACTCTCCAGAATCTATAATGATGAACACTACCTCAAACAAGAGCCAAAACTCCTCAAAGATATGGAAAAGGCTTCGCAAAGTAAAGACCCCCTACCTATTCTACGACACACAGAGCTCCAGCTCCTTGCTCTCCTCAATACCTCCACTAAGCTTAGAGGAGGATACGTCCCCTATTAATCCTATACGATAGTCGTGGTTATAGACTATCTAATCATATATATGATAGAAGTATTATTAATACGCCTATCCTATATATTATGATATGTGTTTATAGGATTTTAAAAAACCTCCGGTAATAATATAGTAGTATGCCCTCACTTTCCTTTGATAAAGTCAAGGGAGCGAGGCCAATAGCAATAGTCAAAGGAGGAGAATACGATGGAAATGTCCTATATATCCACGAAGATGACCATAACGGCAAGAAACCCAAGCTGGAAATAAACCCTAACACGTATGCTACTGAAATGAGGGAGTTGAAGCCACAAGACCGCACTAAACTAATAGCTAGGCTTCAAGAGGCACACTCCAAAGGATTAGCTTCCGACCAACTCATAGGAGAAAACTCCCTAGCTAGACAACTTTATGACCGCATACTCTCTGACTCTGCTAAAACTACTAAGATTGATTTACCACCAGATGATGGACAGTTTCAACTTGTTCCCAGCCCAGACCCAGAACGGCGAGAAGTATTTTATATTGCTGGAGCTTCCGGCTCTGGTAAATCGTATATAGCAAAAGGCATCGCAGAATGCTATAAAAAACTGTTCCCAGACAGAGAAATATACCTCATCTCTAAACTACAAGAAGATGCTACTCTTGACCAAGTTAAGGACTTGAAACGTATCAATATCAAAACTCTTATTGACGATTATCCATCATTAGATGAGTTTGAAGAGTGCTTAGTCATCTTTGATGATTATGACACATTTACCGGCGACGCAGAAAAAGTTATTCATAAGTTAATAGATGACTTGGCTACTATGGGTAGGCATACTAAAACTACTATGCTCTGCCTCTCCCACTACCTCACCAACTACAAGAAAACAAGACTCCTTCTCAACGAAGCAACCCATATCATCGTATATCCTATGGCAACCTCCTTCCACGCTCTCGGCTACTTACTCAAAACGCACGTCGGTATGACTAAAGATGACGTTAGAGACCTCAAGAAGTTGGGTAGGTGGGTATGCGTCTTTAAAAACTATCCGCAGTGGCTTCTTAGCACTCAACACGCCAGAGTTCTTAATGGGTAAGCTATTTATTCCAAACGTAAATATACTCCTTATAACCACCCGTCTGACCCGCAAACCGCTTTTGAATATGTAATGGAATCGCTTTGCTACAAGCTCCCATTACCTTTTTAATATCATTATACATATCCATAGGAATGTTAAGGCAATAATGACCCCCTCTTGATAGGTTCGCCCAAGTATTCTTTACCACCGGAAAGAAGAACTTTTCATTAAACTCTTCACGACTCTCATACGTCGGCATATTCTCATACCCCTCCGTAGGCTTCGTCTTTTGAAAGTAAGGAGGAGACGTAAAAACAAAGTCATACGTCAGCTTGGAATAATCTACTTTGGCGGAGTCTTGAAAATGGATTGATACTTTACAATCGTGAGGATACGTATGAATCATTTGAGAGTAAGCCGTCTTTAATGACTTGTTAGTATCAAAGCCGATGTAGTTAATGTCTAGAGACATAGCTGCCAAACATCTCCCCCCCCAACCAGCACTAAAATCTAAAATAGTCTTGGGCTTATACTTACAATATAAATCCCTTGCTATTATGGGCTTGAATGCGTTAATAGAACCCTTATATAATCTAAATACGTCATACTTTGCTACTGCTGGATTCTTACCGTGTGCTAAGTTATATTGATATAATCTCTTAGCAGATGGAGTCGTTAATGGCTTCTTTACCCAGTCATAAAAGGAGTCGCCACCCTTTGCCTTCGTAGCTAATCGGTGTTTAAAAAAATAATAGTCCATAGCCTTATTGCCTATCTTGGACTTCACATTCACATTACAACCAGAAGCTTTTAACTTCTCATAATCTTCCATAGCATCTTTGGGGTCTATCTTTTTTATCTTGTTTGCTATATCTTGTAATCCAGCACCCTCTAGGATATGCCCCATAACATAAGGGATATGATAGTCTTCCATCTATTCCGGAGTAGGAATAAAACGCTCCCAATATTTCGGGGTTAGGGCGGGTAAGCGAAATCGTAAAGTAGTGGCTAGGGGCTTTTAGACTTTTTAGAGCAGAATGGGTTGGCGGAATCGCTTACCCCATACACAAATATGAAAATCCTAAAAATGTATTGTGGCCTAGACCCTTCCCAAGCTTACCCAAGTATATAATAAGTATATAATAACCTCTTATATAGTATATATCATATACGATACGACTGCTCCCGCTTGTTAATCATATACCCCTTTTTATAGAATACTTTACGATTTGCCTTACCCGCCCTAACCCCGAGTTATTTGGGAACATTTTCAGTTGGGAACGTTTTTGTTAAAGTTATTATCATTTGCTCCAACTTCTCTTTCATTTGGTCTAGATGCTCCGTAAGTTCCGTGTTCTTTGATAATGCCCACGCAATATGAGTCATAGTCAATAGTCCCTCTAGAGTGTCTATAAGTCTATGTGGATTAATCCTAGGCATCTAATATATAATGGATTATACGAGTGCCTTAGCTTCTGCCGGTGTTTCTACAACAAGTATAGTTGTTCTAGGAATACTGTATAAGCTTTGGCAAACCATTAAGGGTCATCGTCTTGTGAGTGACTGTTGTGGTCGTCAATATGAGGTTGGTATAGATGTTCGTGATATGCCTCCAACTCCCCCAACCCCCGGAGGAAATCAAACTCATCTTCTTTCTCCCCCTTTAGAGGAAGAGTCTTATCAAAATCCTCCCTCAACCGATTTAGCACATTCAAACAATCATCTGGAGACAAAAAAGCACAAAAGAGTCCATACCCATCAGCTCCAGCCAGTTGTGGAGGAAGAGTCCTCTCACGAATCATTTGCTCTAACCATCTCTGACACCACGCCGTCTGATGATAAGAAGGAGAATGATTCAGATATTTCCTTGCCTCCGATTTAGTAAGAGTTAGATGTATAGGCTTGAACTTAGCTATAGTCTTTTCCTTGACGGCCTTGGGTTGCTTAGCTTGTTTTGGTTGTTTAGCCTTTAACGGATTCCCCCACTCACTCATTCTATTACCTATAGTAGATAATAGAATGGCCGAGAGAGGACTTGGTAAAATCAAAGATTATCCTCTATCAGACTCTGACATACGAAAGATACTGGGCAAAGATATTAAAATAATAACATACCCCGATTTGAATAATATGTCCGATATTAGACAAGCCTTTGATAAGAAAGGTAGATGTATAATGCTTTATTTAACACAAAGTGCTACAAGTGGCCACTGGGTATGTATGTTGAATAAGAAAGGTAGTATTGAATATTTTGACCCCTATGGTGAGCCTCCAGAGAAAGCATTACAAACTGTGCCTATGGAGGAAAGGGAAGAATGGGGAGAAAGCCAACCAGTATTAACTCACTTATTAAAAGCCTCCGGAAAGCCAGTTTTTTACAACAAATATCCCTTTCAGAAAGATAAGCAAGATGTTAATACTTGTGGCCGTCATAGTGTTGTCCGGTGCTTATACGCTCCTAACACTTTGGAAGAATACAAGAAGGTAATGGATTCTTCTGGTATGACTCCGGACAACTTTGTTTCGGCACTCACGGGTCAAAAACTCGGTAAATAATCTATGTTGTTAGTATATAGAATGAGCCGGTTTAGTCAAACGAGTAGCATAGATTATATTGGCGACTCACGAGACCCAGACATAGTCTATTATAATGCTTCTATCATTAACAACACTACTGATGATACAAATATTCAGAGTGTAGCTATTAATGACCCCCCTATCAAGTTTAACGAAACAAGAGATACGGCAATCATCAAGGACGCATCAAAATACCAGTTTAGTATCGTTAGGTTCGTAGTGAATGGGGGCAATAAGGACTTACCGTTGTTTATTCCAGCCATTCAGAGTGGAACGGGTCAAGTAGATGTCAATCTAACAGAGTATGCCGTGGGTATTACCTATTCTGGGACTGATAGGAATATAGTAAGCTTCGGCTCTAATGAGGTAAATGCTACTACACCGGGTCTGACATATATTGAGTATATCCCAGAAACGCAGAATCCTATTCTAGCCCCTTTACCACGCTCTACGGCTTCTTCTTTGTATGTGGGTTTATACAACCCGGCACTCATTTACAGAAATGTGTGTATTGTGTATTATACTGATGGAAACTACTATCAAAGTAATCCAGCACAACTCCCCTTCTTTGGTCAGACTCCTCCGACAAGCCCATCATATTGGTCATTAGTTAGTCCAGAGCTAGGAAATCCTCAAGACTTATCAAGTCGTTATTATTGGGTTTATACATATACCCACTGGGTCAATCTAGTCCAGAATGCTTTAGAATCGGCAAACTTGGCTTGTTATACGGCTTGGGTGGCTGGGGGAGGCACAACAACATACACTTCTTATAATACTCCGGCAGATGCTACATCTTGGGTCGCTACAAATCCCACCCCCTTAATGTCTTGGAATCCCAATACGAATCTATTTAGTATTACTTACCCTCCTACCTATTTGAGTATAGCCGACCAAGCTACGGCTGGGTATGTGGGAGTAGCTACTAAGCCAGTAATGAGTCTCTATTTCAATACGAATATGGAGGGGTTATTCGCAAACTTTAATAACATTTATTACAACACAACAAGCCCATTATGGACTCCGGCATCTCCTACTGGGGGCAACGGCACGGCTATACAACGCTGGGCATATGGGACAACACCAAACTTTCCGTCCGGCTTTTCAAATGAACTAGTTGTCCAACTATTAAACCACGGCCAGAACATTATTTTACCACGACTTGTGACTGGGACACAACCAACAACGGGTGGGTTAATCCAAATGACTCAAGATTACTCTTCAACAAGCACTCTATGGAGTCCTATAGAAAGCATAGTATTTACTAGTGCTTTGCTTCCTATTCAGAACGAACAACAAGCACCTCCTAATGCTCTGGGAACTAAGAATACCGGCAACTCTACGGCAACAAGCAAGTCTGCCTTCGCCCCTATTATAACGGACGTAGCTTTGGATTTATCATCAGACCCGTCCGGCTATAGAAAGATGATTTACTACGCCCCTAGTGCCGAATACCGTATGGCCGATTTCCAGAACTCTAAGGCGGATATTCGTAGCATAGACGTTCAAGTGTTTTGGAGGAATCGTCTGGACAATAACCTTTACCCCTTGTCTATGTTCAATCTGAGTTCCGTTTCTATTAAGCTAATGTTCCGGAAGAAGTTCGTTCTCGGTAAATCTGAGAGAAATGGTGCTTTCTAAGATTTTTTTATATTTGCCTATAATATAATAGAATGAGTGCCGACATTCAGAAGGAGGCCGTTTTTGATGACCGTATTGTTCAGAGTCGCCCTCGCTACGCAGTTGAGAAGGGTGCTTTGAGTTTAACGAATGCTCCTTTTAACGCAATCGCATCTACATCTTCCCAGATGACCTTTAACATTTACGTCCCTTCCGAGAACGTGTTTGTTGATAGGGCTTTGCGTTGGAGTGGCCAAGCCTTTTTTCAGATGAATGTAGCTACACCGGCAGCCCTCGCAACCACTTATGCCACGAACTTGGCTACGGCTCAAGCAGTCACGGCAGCGGGGTTGCCTAACGTAGGACCATACGTTTCTCCCGGCGTGGATTTCTCCCTTAGTCCCTTTCCTCTGAACTACCTTTGTCAGACGATGACGGCCACTATTAACGACACGACATCTGTGATTAACTCCCAAGATGTGTTGATGGAGGTTATGCGTATGACTAACTACAAGAAGAACTTGCTTCAGAGGACTTGCCCCACGATGATGGACAAGTATCAAGCCAACTACCTTGGCTCTCCTCCTCAGAATGCCGTGAATAGCCCTCTGAATGGCTATGGTGAGGCCGTGAATAACGACGAGGTTGGTAATGGTGCTTGGCCCGGTTTTGTATTTACAGATAATGCTGGTGCTCCCTTGGTTGGCGACGGCTCTTATACACCAGCGTCTGGACCGGGTTCTGGTCAGACTATTTGGTATAGGAATGGTGTTCCCGTCATCTCTCAGATTTTCCCAGTTCCCACTGGTGGTGCTGCCCCTCTTTTGAATCCCGTTCTCTACTGGGCATTTACAAGCACGGAGAAGCTCACTCTCAGTCCCTTTGTATTCGCAGATGACCAAGAGTGTGATACTGGCCTTTTTGGCATTAACAATATTCAGTTGATTATGAACTTTAAGAGTGGGAATGCCCTTTCTCGCATTCTGAAGACTCTGGGTAATCAAGGGTTGAACTCTGTTATTTCCGGTGTTCAGTTTAATGCTATTTCATCTGCGGTTTGGTCTAATCCCGTAATGAACGTCCAGTTCTTAACGCCTAGCTTAGATGTGCCTCTGCCCCCTAAGAGTGTAGTGCCGTATATGGAGTTCCCTCGTTATATCACTCAGTCTCAGAATGGCCAGTTGGGGGCAGTTGGCTCACAGACTGCTGGGGGTCAGCTTCAGTCTCAGACGATTACTCTTCCTCAGATTCCAGACTTGTTAATGATATATGTGAAGGCTGCCCAAGTGTCTGGTCAGCCAGACCCTCAAGACCCTTCTTACTGCGATTGCTACGTTCCTATTGCGTCTCAGTATGTTGGTGGTGTGAAGAATCCTCTTAGCATTAACTTTGACAACTTTTCTGGTCTGCTTTCTTCTCATACGACTGAGGAACTCTATGCTATGTCTGTGGCGAACGGCTTGGAGATGTCTTGGCCTATGTGGTGCGGTCAGTCAAGGACGAGTGCGAATGTGGCTCAAAGCACGGTCTCTGCCACTACCTACCCCGGTAAGATTGCTGGGTCAGTCATTCCTACAACTGGTGGCTTCCTCGTGTTGAAGCCTAGTAAGGATATTACTCTCCAGTCTGGCCAAGCCCCTTCTTTGGTTGGCAACTTTACCCTCCAGTTCAATCTTCAAGTGTATAACACTTACCCCTTTCCCGTCCAGCCCGTTTTGTATGTGATTACGGCCAACTCTGGGTTCTTTGAGTCAATCCGTGGCTCATCTCGCATCATTAAGGGTGTGTTGTCTGAGCAAGACATTATTTCTGCTCCCGTTGCGTCTGCTCAGACTCACGAGGGTCTCCGTCGTCTTGTTGGCGGTAAGGTGTCATTTGGCAGTCTTGCGAACGTCTTCCACAAGGCTAAGGAGATTTACGAAAAGACGAAACCCGCAGTAAGTGCGGTGAAACATATGCTCCCAGAGGGCAAGGTGAAGAACGTGATGAGTGCGGTGGGCTACGGCACGGGTGCTGGTGATATGGAAGGAGGCACGGGTGCTGGTCGTCGCCGAGGGCTTTCTGCTCGTCTAATGTAAGGGTTAGAGCGGGTAAGCGAAATCGTAAATATGTGCTAGTTAGGGACAAAATGTTTCTAACTAGTATAACAGTATGAGTGGAGTCACTTCGTTAAATACTTTAACTGGAGCAGTAGGGCTTACCTCCGGCAATCCTTTTATTGGTATAGGAAAAACGGCTAATAATGTAGTAGCAACTTTTACAAATACTGGTATAGGTTCATTTAGTGTTCAAGGCCAGACTCCTCCAGATTCTCTAACGACTGGTGCTATAACGCTTATTCCCGGTGCTGGAATCTCTATGGCTACAGACTCTTTAGCTAATAGCTTAACTATTACAAATACTGGTGGAACTAGCGGAGGTGCTAGTATTACTGATGGTGTAGCTACTGTAGAATGTGTAAGTGGCGGAATACAAACAACTGGAACTACAAGTTTGCTATTTTCTAGTCCTCCTAGTTCGGGTGGAACGTCTGGTATGAATCTAGTATTTCAACAGAATATTACTGGAGGAGGGAATATAAATCAGACAGTAAGACCAAGGGGAACGCCAACAAATCAATATTTAAGTTTATACGGGGCTATACAAGGAATATCAAGCACCTACCCTACTGGCGATTATCCTATAGTAGCTTATGGTGGATTGTGGGTTTCTGGTAGGTCGTATATATGCGGTAATATTGTAAGCAGTCCAATAACATCATTAAACTACGTATGCGTTCAAGGTGTGGCTCAATCTGCTATAGACCCATCTATTGATACGACATCGTGGAGTCTTGTGGCTGGTCAGATAAGCTCTACATCTATAGGAAATGCTAATGGGAATGTGTCTGTAAGTAGTGGCGGTAATATTGATACGACTGGCGTGAATCAGACTACAACACTAAGTGGGTCATACTTACTAACTACTAATGCGGTAGATGGAACTGTAGAGTTTGATAATAATAATACGGCTTTTAAAATGGGTATATCGGGTGGGACTCCTCCGGCTAATGGGTTATACATAGACCCTAATACTATAGTATTTAATAGTCAGCCTCTGAATGTGGGGGTTCAACCCTCTATATCGGCTGGTAGTGGAACTGTAGCGTGTAATCCTATAAATGGCCAAGTATTGATTACAACTGCGTCATCTGGTGATGGTAGATTTATTGTGAATACGGCTGGGAGTGGAAACGGTAGAATAGACTTTGAAACAACTGCTCCTATTACATTTAATATTTCTACAAGTGGGAACTCTTATTTTCAAACAACAACTCCTAATGGCAACCTTCAAGTGGGGGGGACTACACCGCCCTCTGCTGGATTATGGACTACTGCTACGGATATACTTTATAATGGCCAGACCCTAATACCAGCTACTCCGTCATTAATAACTGGTGGTAGTGGTGGTAATGTAGGAACTGTGTCGTGTGATGTGACAAGTGGGAACATTTCCGCATCTACTACTGGAACGGCTTATTATCAAACTACTACTGGAACTGGTAATCTTAAAGTAGGTGGGACATTAGCACCCACGTCTGGATTATGGGTTAATAATACCGACGTATTATTTGGAACTACTAGCTTAGTAAATCCTATAAGAATATCTGCTAGTGGGTCATCTGCTGTCTGCTCAGCTTTTGAAGGTGTTGTTCTAAAAAGCTTATCAGTAGAAGGTGCTAAGGGTGATGTGACAGTAGATTGCGACACTGCTACTACAAACTGCTCATACTTTAATGTGAGAAGTATAGGAAGTGTTATTATAGATGCTAATAATGGACAATCTATTATTATACCAGATGATGGTTCTGGAATACAAATACAAGGTGGTGCTGGTCAGACTATTACATTAGACCCAGATGGTGGGATTACATTAACTTCATCAACTCCGACAAATGCCGGCATATTGAGAGTAGGGGGTGCTCAAATCTTTTCTGGATTACAAGTTGGAGTAAATGATTTAACATTCAACGGAACTCAAATACAAGTGCCATAAAAAATATATATAAGTAATATAACAGTATGAGTGGAGTCACTTCGTTAAATACTTTAACTGGAGCAGTAGGACTTACCTCCGGCAATCCTTTTATTGGTATAGGACAAACGGCTAATAATGTAGTAGCAACCTTCACGAATACTGGAATAGGTTCATTTAGTGTTCAAGGCCAGACTCCTCCAGATGCTCTAACGACTGGGGCTATAACGCTTATTCCCGGTGCTGGAATCTCTATGGCTACAGACTCTTTAGCTAATAGCTTAACTATTACAAATACTGGTGGTGGTGGTGGTGGTGGCAATCAAATAACTGGTGGTAGTGGTGGTAATGTAGGAACTGTATCTATTAATACAGCTAGTGGTGATATAAACGCATCTACTACTGGGACTGCGAATGCTTATTTTAGAGCAAACCTTAATAATGGATTTCAAGTAAATAGTGGGTCTGGTGTTGTTTCGTTATTAACAACAGACCCAGCTGGTTTGGGTAATAATATATATATACAAACTGTTCAACCAACTGTAAATCCGTCTTCTTCTACTGCGTCTATTTCCGTGCTTTCTGATAGTGATTTAACACTAACATCTGGAGAAACAAGTGGAACTGGTGATATATCTATGACGGCTGGTGCGACAAGCGGTAATATTCATATTAAAGCTTTGTCTTCTACTGGCACTATAGCAATAGCATCTAGTGGCGGAGCATTTGATGTAGGAACTGCTACGATAGGAACAACGGCCGGTGCTGGAACTGTGTGTCAGATGGCCAATACTGCTAGTAGTATAGTATTAGGCAAAGCTGATGGAACTTCTACGCCACCGACTACTGGGTTATTTGTTGATTCTACAAGACTTTTGTTTAATAACGCTCCCGTTGGTGGTGGTAGTGGCGGAGGCAACTGGTCTTTCAAAGGCAACTGGTCTCCTTCATCTGCCTATGTAGTAAATGATGTTGTCTGCTTGGCCGGACTAGCCACTAATCCCAATAAAAGTGCTGCTAGTATAGGTTATATAGCAACAACTAGTATCTCAGCATCAACTGACCCTCCTTGGACTACTCAAGGAACAGCTTTGGGTTGGTCTCGCTTATTTAATAATGCTGTCGTTGGCTTTAATAATGGTGTTGATGCTTATGACCCAAGTTTTACAACTAATCTTAGTATGAAAGCAATATCCGGTGCTCCTACACCAATCCCAACCACGGGAGACAATATGTTCTCCGTATATATCAACGACGCTGATAAATATGCCGATTTTGGTGCTGGTAGATTCGTAGTGGCGGGTATAAACTCTGGATTAACTCCTACTGCTCCTAATACTCTTCCTTTTATCGCAACTGAAAGCGACCTAACGATGACAATCAACGGAGGAGGCACTAAGCCAGTAAATGTTGTAGGTGCTGGTCTGACAGTAAATGGTGTTCCCGTTGGAACTGGAGGCAACTGGAGTTATAGGGGACTATTTAACACAACGTTGGCTACTGCTTACGCTCTAAATGATGTTGTCTTTGATACAGTAAATACTGCTGAATCGTATGTGTGTATTCTAGCTTATACAACGGCTTCTCCTTTTACTCCTCCTTCTTCCGATGCTACTAACTGGAAACTCTTTGCTACTAACTCAACTACTGGAACGGCTAGTAGTATTAGTAATGGGACTGCTCCTAATGTAGGAAGTGTTTCAGTAGATACTGCTGGTGTAGTAGCTATAACTTCAGCAGACACGGCAACTTTTTTGTTTCAAGATACTCCGGGTGGTCGTGTTGATATTGGAACTGCTACATCTGCTCCGGGTTTCGCAATATATTATGTTGGTCCTTGGACTTCATCAACTGCCTATGGAACTGGAGCTATGGTAAATGTTGGAACTACTTATTATTATTCATCAACTTTCCACCCTACAACCGACACGACTCCCCCAGCTCTCGGCTGGTCAGCTATTGGTGGTGGTGGAGGCTCTAGCTCAACAATAACGGCAAACGGTGCTACTGTGGCTTGTGATAGTCCCGCAGCGTCTGGAAGCATTTCTTTGAAAACGACTTCTGGTTCTATAGCAAGTATCAATCTTGATACGAGTGCTACGGCAAGTGCGGGAGTTCAAGTAAAAACTGGCACGACGTTAAGTGTTTTTGATGGAAGTGCCGATGGTGGTGAAGGTGGTGTAATAGCCTTAACGACAACTGGAACAAATAATCCCACATCGGTTCATATCGGTGGTCAATCAGTTTCTACTGGTTTATATGTGGGAACAAGCTCCCTATTGTTTAATAACGCTCCCCTTGGGGGCAACTGGAACTATAAGCAAATATTTAACGCAATACAACCGACTGCGTATGCTTTGAATGATGTTGTTTTTGATACTGTGAATACAACTGAAACATATATATGTGTTCTAGCATATACGACTGCGTCTCCCTATACTCCTCCTTCTTCAAACACTACTAACTGGAAACTCTTTGCTACAAACACTTCCACGTCTGGGAACGGTGCTATGTTGTATAAAGGTGATTACTCGGCAGTTATTGGATATGCTATAAACTCAGTTGTTCGTTATGGCCCAAGTTCTTACGTAGCTTTACAAGCGGTAGGAGCAAATCAATCTCCAGCTAATACTCCGGCTAGTTGGGGTGATTTGGGTATTATACCTAGTGGAACATCTTCAACACCGACTGGGCAAACTCCAGCATATCCTCTTCAAAATACGACAACTGCTTGGTCTTCAGCAGTCACTTATTTCCCGGGTATGATTACTCTGAATGACGACGGGTATAACTATATGTGTCTTTTAACTAATACAAACAGTCAGCCATCATCTATTAATGGGGACTGGATATACTACTCTACAAATGTATTGAATACATACCCAGTCTTTCAAACTGGAACAAATGTGGTGGGGACGACAGTCACAACTGGAGTATTATTAAACAATACATATTCATATGTAATGATTTCATTTCTTCAAAGTCCAAATGTTATTTATGGTGGGGGGACGACTACATTTACCGGCACGGCAACACTTACGTGCGACGAACTCAAATCTGGTGCGGGTGCGTCGTGGATAGGTGTTCAAATGTGGGATACTGCTACTCTTGGGATTGGGCCTCTAAGTCTTGCTGGTTCTAACTCAGCTAGTTCCTTTTCTGCTCCATCTTTGTTTGCGACTCCTATAGTTATAGAAGTTGGTGATGGTTCAAGTTCATATACGGCAGAAGTGTGTTGTTCTATTTCTACTCTACCCGGCACGGCAACTTTGCCTACACCATCTTCATTTTATTTGGGAATGATAATGACTGGGAGTATTCAACTGGCTGCTTCGGCCACTCCCGTTTCCTCCTTAATGACTGGGATACTTACTTCTACAACAACTACTGGAACTGGCGGGTCTTTTTAATAAGATTTATTTTCTACTAAGAGTATATAATGAGTGCGGGTAGTATTAGTGGAAAGCCCCTATCTGTTTCTGCTTTAAACTGCGGGTCGTTAAGTGTTGCTGGAACTCCGGTTATTGGCGGGTCTCTTACGACACTCCTTGGCGACGCAGCCACATCTGTCAGAACTACTTCTGCGACTTTGGGTATTTCCGTAGCAACTGGGGCTCAGACTGGAGTGCTTACAACTACAAACAGTATTGTGCTTCCTCCGGGTGGTGGTGGTGGTGGTGCGGTTTCTTCTGTGGCTTCTGCTAATGCTGGACTTACCGTAGCTCCTACAACTGGTGCGGTAGTAGTGACTCTGCCACCAGTTGGAACGGCTGGTGCTATAGCTTTTCCCGCAAGTATTACAACAGATGTGTATGGCCGTGTTTCTGCCTCTACGGCTGGAACTGCTCCCGTAGCAAGTATCGTCGGCCCCGGTGGGTCGGCTACGTCTGGTGCTTTGACATTTGCTGGTGCTGGTGTAAGTCAAGCCGGTTCTACATTTACATTTACTGGAACTGGAAGTGGTATAGCAAGTCTTCACGATGCTGGAACTGGTGCGACAACATCTACAACGCCTACTATTACTGTGGGTGCGGTCACTAACACATCGGCAGCCACAACTTTGGCATTTACGGCTACGGCTGGTGGAGTAGCACTTGCTGGAAATCTTCAAGGGAGTGGTGCTGGTGGTGGCGGACCATTAGCTTGGGGAGTGCTGACTATCCCAGCTACACCCGGTGCTTTAATAAATGTATATCCTACTGGTGGGACTGCTCCGGCAGCTCCAGCAGCCCCTCTTGTTGTCCAAGGGGGAACTCTTGCCTCTACGGCTACTTTTACTCCAACAACTTTTATGGCTGCTACTTGGGCAGCTGGAACTCTTGGTGGAACGGCTATTGCTCCTCCGGGCGGTGGTTCTTTAGCTTGTGGCAGACCCGGCTCTACTCAAGCTTATACAACTCTGTCTATTGGTGCTGGCAGTTTCGTTGTTGGTCAAGTAATCAACTGGGTTTTATGGTCTCTCTAAGTAGATGGATATACTCAAGTTTATTGCTACAATCAAGGAAGTCCAGTCAGTATCTCCAGAGATAATGAATGGAGTTCTTCTCCAGTTGAGTCAAAAGCAGAAGGAGCAAATGACTAGCTACATTACCACAGAATCCTCAAAGCAAGATTGTTCGGCGAAAAAGGCTCAGAAGCCCACGCCCCTTTCATCTTTGTGTGCGACTTATGGAATGTGTTCTTCTTTGCGTCCGCAGTCCCCATCGGCACTTTTTGATGCTTCTCCAGATGAGAGTAAATGATATGGTCTCCATAACCAACCTTTCCGAAGGCAACCATACGGCCACTCTTATCTGGTATAGCCAACTTGTGCTTACCGTCTGATGCGAACCCTAATAGTTTATATGGGTAATGATGTTCCTTGGCTCTCCTTCTTGCCTCTTCAAGGTAAGAAGAAGATTCAATACCCTCCTTTTCTAACTGGGTCTTAAAGGGGTTAGAGGGGGTAAGCGTTTTCGTAAAGTGTGCCTTACCTTCCCCTTTTACTGGGTTTGTCTTAAAAAGGCCAGTAAATCTTTCTACGAGTGTAGGTGTAGGCTTAGCTACTGGTTTAGGTAAATCCGGCTTTCTAGCTACTGGCTTAGGTAAAACTCGTTTATTTACTTTATCTAAGAACTTCTCTTGGGTCATATGTCTGTAGTGATGATGAGGGTGTTCTACGATATAGGGCTTTGGGTCAAATGTAAAGGCACTTGGGTCATAAGCATCAGCCACTATTTCTCTGAGTCCTATGTTTCCTATTCTAGATAGTTGTGGGCGAGACATAGAAACATCAAAGAAGGGTTCATCAGTCCAAGGGTATTTGTCGTCATTCCATTTATAAATGTCGTCATTAAGATGAGCATAACACTCTTCATCGTCATCGGCAAGTCTGAGATTAGACTGACATTTACCCGCCCCTTCTACGGCTACATTAGCCAAAGCCCCTAAATCCGTTATGCCTCTAGCTACTGCGTGAGTATAGCCGGGTAATCGTTTTAATAATGAATCTACATTCTGCTTAACGAATGTTTTAGCTTGTGGGGAATACACGCCATTAGCCTCTAATAGCCCAGCCACGAAGTCTTGGCAGTTATTACCAAAGGGGTCGTATTTGAAAAAGTCTTGTGCTTTGCTTTGTGCGTTTTGTAAGAACTGAAGAAGTGTTCTAGGGGGTTGAGGTGTAGCTACTCTACAAAACTCTGTCTCTGGAGTAGCCCTCTGAAGTTCGCCGATGTTAATGACTTCGTTCTTTTCGCATATGACGTGATGTTGTTGTCCCGTAGCAATATTCTTTACTCCCACAACCAACCCAAGATGGAATAGTTTATCCATAGAAGTTTCTGACTTTGCTTTATTCCAAGCTCCTAGAGTGATAATATTGAAGGCCTTATTAATGGCGGATTGAACGACATCTCTGCGTAGTTGTAATAGGACAACGTTCCAGTCCCCATACTTTTCTAGAACCTTTCTTGAGGAAGGTGGGTATTCTGTGCGAATACCTTTAGCTACATCGCTAATACGTTTTCTAGAGATGGAATCTGGGTTCGTTATTTCATTATAGACTTTCTGGGGATTGAAAGCGTCTTTAACAATATCCCATATACCAGCACCTAATATATGTATATGTCCTTCTCCAGTTAATCGTCTGTATTTACCTACATTTTCTGGTAGGCAAAGTTCTGGGTCTAGTCCCTTGCTTTCGCATAGTTTAAAGCGTCTTCTTATGACCGCAAACTTATCCCTATTCTCGTGTCTTGTATTAGAGCCTATGTCCATTCTGGCTACGTTCTTCGCACGGAATGCCCTCCAATCATAATCATAGGTTGGTTGAACTACTTCTTCTTCTTCTTCTTCTTCTTCAAATGAATCTGGTAGTGGTTTAGCTACTCTGCGGTTCAGTTCTCCTTCCCATCTGCGTTTGTCATACGGGCTATATTCTCCAGTAGGAATCCTTCCTACTTCTCCATTAGGCAAAGCTATATAGTCATCTTCTGTATGTAGTTTTCGTATGTCTCCATCGGTATTAATAGGTAAGTTTCTTCTAGTCATAGTTGTTCTTCCTAAGTCTCCTAATGCCCTATTTTTGTTCTTCCTATTCCAATCATTTATAAGGACATCATACTCAAACTCTTCTTGGGTCATAGGGACGACCTTAGCCTTGCTCTGACCTATTCCTTTACCGGAATAGTCTTCTTTACCCATAGCCACATATAAGGCCTTCATTTGAGCCTTAGCTTTTTCAAGGGGCAAAGGTTCTTTGGAGTGCTTCTGTTTTGTTTCTGTGCTTATTACCCAATACAAGTCTCGTTTAGGAGCTTTACGGAGTTTATAAGGCATTCTATAAAGTGTGTATAAAAAAAGATTTTATAGACACTTTACGATTTCGCTTACCCGCTCTAACCCCGTTCAATCCTCAATCGCATATTGTGGGGGCATAGGGGCTTTAGATTTTCTTAATCCACACCAATACTTCCCAGCTTTAGCGGTGCTTTCTTTCCACTCAGATGACCATTCATCTCCTATCTTTTCTGATACATACCGGAGGCAAGTGAAATCGTGTGATTCTTTTTTAATAGGAATCTTAAGTTGTTCCATAGAAGCTTTGAACTTGGCCGAGTCCATTTGATTATGAGTTTGTGATATGAACTGCTTACATAGAACCGATGATTCTATAAAGAAGCGTCTATCATTCTTATCCATAGAAGTGTCATAGTTTGCTTCTAACCATTCTTTAATGGGATTTTGTGCGTCCATATATTCCTTTGATTGTTCCTTAACGCAATCCGGAACTGCTAATCCGTCTGAAACTAATAACTGATAGGCTTCTAATAATAAGAACCACATCTCATTCCGCCATTCTTCTGATTTGATGATTTTATCCTTCAAGTCAATATTAATCTTTTTATGATGATATTCGGAGCATACTTCTACGAACTGAAAGGGGAACTGAACTACTTCTAATCGTCTTTGAATACCGCCGTCGGCTCTGTTTAGCTGAGGGATATTATTTGTTTGTAAGTATAATATAAACTGAGGTATAAATGTGACTGTAGAACGATACAAGTCCCTAGCAGATACTGGGTCGCCACCCGTCCATTCCTTAATAGCCCCTACTTGTAGTTTATCATCTGCTTCTGGCTCTGAAGCAAATACGGCTCGTTTCCCTTTAGCTTTAGCAAGTGGTGGGCAAGTAGCATCTTTTTTATCTTGACCCTTTGTAATCACTTGATGAGGAACTGAGTGATAATAGTCGCCAAGAACACGCTTAATGATTTCTGCTATAAGACCCTTACCATTACCACCCGTTCCCGTCCATACAAAGAACTTCTCGTATTTTTTACGACCGTGTAAGCTCATAGCTAATGTTTTTAATACATAAGAAGTCAAAGCCCCTAATACTTCTGGATTTGCTTCAATCTCTGTTTCTGCCTCAAATACGGAGCGTATGGTATTAATGAGTTCCTTACGTGCTTCTGGAAATCGTTTCATAGGATAGGCGTATCCCGTATTGAGGCAGATATAATCTTTTGGTTCAATATCTCGTGCCTCGCCCTTATCTAAGTCATATACCTTATCTGAAAATGCGAGTAAATGCCGTTGCTCGTCCATTTTCTTATCCAACTCGTCATCATTATAACAAGAAGGTAAGAAGGCTATTACTCCGTCGCAGAATCCCTTGTTCCCTATGCTTTTACAAAAGCTAAATAGGGCAGTAAGTTTCCCCTTCATTATCTTAGCTTTTTCCTCGTCTGTTTCAGTCATATCTATCTGATTTTGATGCTCCTTAACAATCTTTTTAAAAGTGTGCCAAATGTCTGGTAATAGCCCATTAGGTTGTTTTTCATAAGCTTTCCAAATATTATTAGGTAATAGTTGAAACCAGCCTAGCTTTTCATTAAATAAGTAAGCATCTGGTTTAATATTATAGAAGAACCTAGCAACCTCGGCGTGTGAGGTATTCTTTACTATTGCCCAGAAGTCCTTTCGTTGTTGAACGAGTTCTAAATAAGAATCTGTATTATCTTCTGAGAGCCATTTCCATAATAGGGCTTGTGTGAGATTCCCTTTGCGAAATAGTGCCCATTTCCGCTTAATCCAAGATATTGATTCAAAGGGCTTGAAGTGCTTTGATTTCCTAGATACTTCAATAAAGCTTTCTACGGCATATCCTTCATTAAACATTACGAAGCCTATACGAACCCAGTCTGGATAATAATCCCAACGATGTTGTCCTATATTATCTATTACTTCTGTTAATAGCTCCCTCGTTTTCACGTCATCTTCAGAAGGGTCAGATACTTCTGTGGGTGCGATTGATTCGTCGTCTAATGGTGGAGCTTCTTCAATCTCAATAACTGGAGCTAATACGAGGATACTTTGGGGTTCTGGAAGTATAGGGCAATCCGAGGGTATATATGTAATAAGCGTATCAACGAAAGAGCCGTTAATAAGCTTATAAGGTCGGTCTTGAGATGGCTTTGTTTGTCCAAGCATTCTCATTTTCCGTTGTCCCTCATTATAAACGGATAGGTCTATAATAAGATGTCCGTCGTATTTATTACCGGCCTTCTTTTTGGATTCCTTTTTAAGGATAGTAAGAACGGGAACAATCTCTTTTAGAGCTTTCTTGAGTTGAGGAGCAACTGTTCCTTTTACGAAATGTGCGATTGATTTTTTAGTCCCGCAAAGGTTAGTGTAATGGATTGTAAAGGACATTTTATTTGATATGGTTGATGTTTCATCAGAGCATTTCCATTTACAAGATTCTTTGATTGAGCAACCTTCTATAGCAGTAAGAACTGTAAGGATAGAAGATACTTTGGCGTTAAAGTCTGCTTCACCAATATCACTAGGCATTTCTCCATCAATATCTACATACACCCTATTAAGAGTCTTCTTTGGCTCAGCTTGTATAGGGCGTGTGCGTTCATAACACTCCTTCCGTTTGCCGAGCTTTGCCCCCGGAGGATTCCATCTACCCTTGAGATAGTCTTCTACCTTTGATACTGGAACTAAGTCATAAACAGTATCAGAAGCTCCAAGGCCAGAAGTAATAGCTATAGTCTGCTCTAACTCGGGGTTAGGGCGGGTAAGCGTTTCCGCTAAGTTTGGCGTAGGCTTCATTTCTATATTGGAGTTAGGTTTCATCAATACCTTGAACGCACACCCGCTACATAATCCGTTGTCGCCACCAATATTACCGCACTTATTACGACAATCAGTCAAAGGGGGAGGGGGGGGCATACTATAGCCGTAAATAGGGTAAAAAACCCGTTCATTTTTATTATTACGCCGTCGTAATACTATACAGCGAAATCGCTGTATTCGCTGTATTCGCTGTAGGGCATATATATTTTACGAAGCCGTAGTAAAAAAAATGAAACGTTTTTTTACCTTAATAAGGGTCAGTATGAGCCGAGTAGTAAGTTTGACTCTAATGGTTGAAGTTTATGCGTTTGTTAAGATTCCAGCACACATTATGTTAGACCCAGAAAAGGAGGGTATTGATTGGTTTGTGAAATATGACACCTTGTTTTATGACATTAAGGGGGAACAAAAGGAATATAATCTAGGGTCATTATGCTTTGATGGGGATTACAAAAGGCCAGAAGTATCAATAGAAGAAACAGAAGAAAAGAAATGCTTCTGGTGTAATGGACGTGATTGTAATGAGGATTGTAATAGTGATTGTGAAGTAGAAGAGGAGGAGGATATAGAAGCTAAGATACAAACAGAAATAGAGAAACAAGCAGAAATATTAAGAGGTAAGTAAAAAATCGGGGTTAGAGCGGGTAAGCGAAATCGTAAAGTAGTTATAAACGCCCTTTTTTTTATTAGATTAAGATAAGTTTAATGTAATGATGATTCTTATTATAAAATAGTCTAGCAACATATTCTCCATTAGGCTTTTGAAGTATGTGTAAAGTATTACCTCTTTCATTTTCGGGAGTTGCGTAGTCCTTCAATATACCGCACTTCCCACCGATAATATACCTCTTTCCAGTTGTTTCTAAATAACAAAGCATAGTTAGACTTATAATATGGGGATATTTTGATTCACTTTTTATTCCCACATTTCGCTGTATTACATACTTAACGATTAGGCTTACCCGCTCTAACCCCGATTATACGAAGTAATCCCTAATACTTTATTACCTTTTATAATATGAAATGTCCTATATGATGACCCATCTAACCTTTGAACCCAGCCCCCAAAGGATACTGGAAACCTTTTCCCCCTATTATTAATAGGAACTATAGTATTATTAGTCATTACATATTCCTTATTACTTCCGTTAATAGTCCATACGGTGTCCATTATACTTACCCTTTTAGTAAAAAACGTATTCATTTTTATACTAGCCCTATAATAATATATACAGCGAATACAGCGAATACAGCGAAATCCTAAAGTCGCTGTCATATGATGACGTTTTTACGACGGCGGGGTAAAAAAAATGAACGTAAAAACTCCCATAACCTAAGTCAGACCAGCACAAATGAGTAGCCCAGTAGTATCAGTTTCCAACGCTTTGAACGAGTTGCTTGACGATTCTAATATGCCCAACGATTCCGTATTAGCCTTACCAGTTGAAGTAGTTGAGGTAAAGCCCAAGGTAAGGTCTATTAAGACTAATAAGGGTAAAGTAGTAGCTCCCGTTGTAGTAGCTCCCGTTATTGAAACTCCCCCAGAAGTAGCTCCCATTATTAAGGAGGAACTGACGGTTGATGAAAAAATGGAGTTGGCTTGGGAGTATGTAAATAGCCAAGCAAACGGCTTAATAGACTTTATTGAAAAGTATAAGGCATTACTTAATGCCCCTAAATCATCAAAGGAAAGCGATTTACCCGACAATCTCCACTATAGAATAGTATCTGGGGTGAAGCGTAAATGCCAATACATTAGGGATAATGGCGTAAGCTTGATTAACAAAATGAATAACGGCGATAAGCTTGTAGGCGTAAGTTGTATCCAAAAGGGAGCTAAAATAATAAAGGTTGCTGATTACCCCAACCTTGTATGGGTAAGTAAAAACATAATAAAGAATACTGATACTAATGAGGATTACCCTCACAAGGACGGCAAGTTTATGCGTATTATAAACGGCGAGGCATTTAACGCAAGGTTA